TAAGAACGGCGGCGCTCCGCTTCGGGCGCAGGTGCAACTCATTCTCGGTCTGGCGATTACCGGATTGCGGTTCGGCGACCTGTTTGCCCTAATCGGCAACCGCTCGCTGGAGCTGCGACCCATCGACGCCCAGTCGCCGGCGGTTGTGGAGTTGTGTGCCGAGATCATCCCGGCCCTGCGTCTGTTCTGGCGGCGAGTGGAGATGCGCGACCCGCCGCCCGTGGATGCGAGCCTGTCGACGCGGGCCACCTTGAAGCGGCTCTACGGCACGATCGATGAGGGCAAAGAGGCCGTCATTCCCGAAGAACTCTACGACAAGTATCGCAGGCTGTCCGAAGCCACAAAGAGCGCCGAGACCGCCCACGACATCGTTTACAACCAGGTGCTCGCCGCAATGGGCGATGCGAAGCGGGGCGTGCTGCCCAACGGGCGGAAGTGCTTCACGGCGTACGAGGTGGCCGAACACTGGGTCGAGCGATACCACTGCGCGGCCTACAAGGCGGTCAGACAACTCAAAGTGAAGGATTGAACCATGCGAATCATTGAACTGCGAAGCGAGAACGTGAAGCGGCTCAAGGCCGTGAGGATCAAGCCCGACGGGTTGGTCGTGCAAATCACCGGCAAAAACGGGGCGGGCAAGACGTGCGTGCTCGATTCGATCTGGTACGCACTTGGCGGCAAGGGCGGGCATTGCGCCGAGCCGATCCGCAAGGGCGCCAAGAGTGCCGAAATCGTCCTGGACTTGGGAGAGATCAAGGTCACGCGGTCATGGACGGCGGCCGGTACATCGCTGATCCTGCAGTCCGCGGACGGTGCCAAGCTCGCGACCCCGCAGGCGATCCTCGACAAGCTCATCGGCAAGATGACGTTTGACCCGCTGGCTTTTGTCCGCATGGACGCCAAGCAACAGGTGGCCACGCTCCGCGACACGCTGGGCCTGGACTTCGCCGATCTGGACCGCAAACGGCAAGTCGCCTACGACCGGCGTACCGAGACCAACCGGGAGTTGAAGCGCGTCGAGGCCGCTGCCAAGAGCATCACGCCGACACCAGGCGTCGTCGAAGTCGATGCGGCGAAGTTGTTGTTGGACTTGCGGGCGGCGCAGCACACGAAGCGCAACACCGACAAGCTCGACGACGACGTACGGCGTACGCAGGCGGAACTAGAGGAAACCGCCAAGCGCTACGAGGCCCTAGAGGCGCAGTTGGCGCAGTACGAGAACGTCCGCAAGTCCATCACCGTCATTGACGCGGCCCCGATCGAAGCCCAACTCCGCAACGCCGAATCGACCAACGCCAAAGTCCGGGCCAACCGAGAGCGAGACAAGTATCTGGCGGAAGCGGATCGCCTGTCAGTGACGGCGGACCGTCTAACCGCCGAACTGGACGCCATCGAAGAAGAGCGCACGAAACGAATCGCGGCGGTGAAGATTCCGGTGGCCGGGCTGACGTTCGACGACGAGGGGGTCAAGCTAGACGGCGTGCCGTTCGAGCAGGCGGCGTCGTCGCAATGCCTTCGTGCGGCCATCGGCATGGCCATCGCGGCGAATCCCAAACTGAGAATCTGCCTCGTTCGCGACGGATCGCTACTGGACGCCGAATCGCTGGCGCTATTGGAGTCAATGGCGGAGGAACACGACATGCAAATCTGGATCGAGCGGACCACGAACGGCGAGCCGATCGGCGTGGTGATCGAGGACGGCATGAGCCACACACAGGAGCAAGGCGAATGAGCACACAGCCACAGATACAGCAAGAACCGCAAATGCTCGACCGCGACATGGCGGTCATCAAGATGGAGAACGAGGTCGTCATGGCTGAGGCCCGAAGCCGGGGCCGCGACCTGCCGAAGATTCTGGCGGAGGTGATGGCCCAAGTCGTGAACTTCCGTACGTTCGCCGAGAACGCCATCTACGTTAAGCCATGCGGAAAAGACCCGGATACTGGCAAGGAAAAGTTCGCGCGCGGGCTGAGTATCCGGGTGGCCCAAACCCTCAAGGCCGCGTACGGATGGAGCAAGGTGCGCTGTGACATGCTCGTTCTGGATCATTTTCGCGTGAAGATGATCGCCGTCTTCACAGACTACATCACCGGAAGCGTGTTCGAGATGTCGTCCATTATCAGTCGCTCCTACCGGGCGAAGGGCGGAAAGGTTATGGAGCACGGCGATGATCGTTTTTACAATGTCGTCGTCAAGGCCGAGCAGAGCAAACTGATTCGTGAGGTCATCCTACGCTCCATACCAGAAGGCCTGAAGTCTGAGCTTTGGGAGTGCATCGAAAATCAGCAACGGAATCTGTTGACCCCAGAAGTATCCAAGCAGATCGTCGCCAAATTCTCGGCCAAGAGCGTCAGCCAACAGCAGATCGAACGATTCCTCGGGAAGCGGATTGAGGTGCTGACCCGCGACGATCGACAACGGCTGCTGGAAATCTGGAACGCGATCGAGCAAGACGAGGCGACGATAGCTGAGGTGTTCGGGGAAACGGACGATGACGGCACACCGGCGCCGACGGATAAACTTGCGGCCCTAACCGCAAGAACCAAAGCCTCTCGGCAGGCGATGGAGGCCCCAACCGCCGCATCCCCGACCCCGGTCGCCGAACCGGAACCACCGCCGGCGGACGTGACTCAGCCCATTCCGCCGACACCTGAATCGCCGCCGGAGCCGACGGTAGATCGTGCCGAATTGCAGACTGCGATCCGCGAACTCGGTACATCGCTCCTCGACCACCCTGGTGTGGTGAAGATCAGGAAGGACTACCGGATCAGCGGATTCGACGGATTGAGCTTGCGGAAACTAACGGTGCCCAGCCTCACGGCGTTGCACGACGCCCTGACGCAACTCTCGCGGGGAGCCGCCGATGACTAATGGCCACTGTGACCTGTGCGGATACGCTCCGGTCGACGTCGATCAGTGTCCCGATTGCGGGGAATTCTACTGTGATGATTGCGCAGGCCGCCACGCGCGAGAACACCGGCTCGAACCGCCGGATCGTGAGGGCCGCATAGCGGATACACGAGACCGATCATACGATCGGAGATTGGATCACCACCCATGACGGACCCCCGGTTCCACCGCGTCTGGTTCTCCTACGTCGGATCGCGCGACGTGCCCTCGACTATCGCCCACATGCTCGCGTCGAAGGTCATCACCGGCGTGTTTCTCCAAGTTGGGCAGCGGGAGATCAGCGATACGTTCGCCCAACAGAACATCCAGGACGCAATCGGCCTGTGCCATCAATACCACGCCGAGATCGCCCTGATTCGCATCATGTGGCGTGACCAGAACGATCTGCTCGACATTAGCTATTGGCGTTCGGAGATCGACGCCGTCCGAGCGGAGCGCGAAACCGTGGGGGCGCACTGTGTCGGATTCGACTCAGAAGCCTACGTCAATCCACTCAAGATGATTTTCCTGTCGGCCATGAGTCCGGCAGATTGGGCCACGCTCGCCGGCATCGTTGATACCTTGCGGGCCGAGGGGCGATTCGTGGACTACATCTACCCGGCGGGGTCGGTATCGTTCCAGCGCCCGATTACCGGCATTGCCCGCATCGGGGAAAAGCGCGGCTCGGAGCACACGTACTTCAGGCATGTGGCGACAACGGACGACATCAACTACCCGTTCGAGATGCCTGGTTGCTGGTTTCACGTCACCACGGACAATCCGAGCGATCCTCAGCAGCGTCCGTTTTTCATCCCGGCGAACTTCTTCGATCAGGCGAAATCGACGTTTGACGGAGGCGCCGCAATCGACCCGTGGGATGAGTTGTGGATGTACCAGGAGATCGGTCTGCCACTGGCCGTACAATTCCGGCGTGAGGCCCGAGCGCGCCAATATCCGCACAAGGAGCGCCGACGCGCGATCAGGATATCCTGAGTGGTAGTTCACAGGCCGGGCGGCGGACGGAATCGCTAAAACGCGCAGGGAGGCGCCGCCCGGTTCCGTGAAAGGGAGACGACGATGATCGACGAAATTCGAGAAGAGATCGGACCTGACGGCAAGCAGTATCCGGTCCCGCCGGACCCGCGGGCGGATACGATCAAAGAGTTGCTGGCGGTCATTCAAAGGGTGCGCGCTCAATACGCGCTCCAAACTATTTGTTGCAAGTGCGAATGCACGGCCTGTCTTGATTTCCTGAATTTCATGCGACGAGAACTTGGCAACTCGCGATTCGGTGAAGTTCCGTCGGATGTGCTGTTTCCACCGGACCCACGGGCGGCGGTCGAGTCCCTGACCGAGCGTGAGGCGGCGAAGCAGATCATGCACGACCACCCCGACATCGCGTTCTACCTGCCGCACACTCTAGTCAGCGTGCTGAAACGGATTAACGACGTGAGGAACGGGGAATGAGCAAACCCATAAATTGGCAGGACATCGAGAACGCGATCAGGCCGATGGTAACACGAGGGCCGAAACCGACAACGATCGCGGAATGCGATGAGGATATGGAGGACTACGGATACGCGATTTCCTCTGCCTACAAGCTGCTCGGACTTCTGCTCGAAAAGCGTTGTGTCGTGCAGGGTAGATACAAGATGGCGGTTGCAATGCGTAACCAAGCGAGGAATGGGGATTCGTAGGAGGACAAACCATGAAACGAGTTACGTTGCTTGTGGGTAACACGCGAGAAGTGGCCAACGGAATACGTATAACTCTCGGCGATAAAGGCCCGCACTGGGTGCCGATGGACTGGGTTGAGTCCATCGACGACGTGTCGGACGAGGTGACGCCCGCGAAGCAGGAATGGTTGCAGAGGGTAGATGACCTCGAGCGAGAGCTAGACGGAATCTGTGTTGCATTTCGTGCGCGATTGGTTAGCCACTTTGAGCGGATTGTGGATTTGGAGGATCATCGAAAGGATGAACCGATTGCGGACCCTGAACTCGCTCGCCCCGTCATGTCGATACCGGACGAAGTTCGTAAATCGTGTGGTGTGTCAGACCCAGACATTGAGAGGCACGTACTCAAGTTGGCGCTGCATAACGCTAACGGTAAGATTGCCGCCTATGCACAGCGCATCGCCGATTTGCAAAAAGGGCCGGACCCCGAACTCGCCCGCCTCGACGCTGCGGTGATTGAGGCGGCGAAGCTCGCATATCCAGAGAACCATCCGACCGACGATAATTTATTGTGGGGGGCGCTGTGGAATGCGGTTGTGACCCGAAACGAATACCTCGCAAAACAAAAGGCGTGATCGTGAAAATCGAATGGCTGGGCGACGAAGAATACGCGGTGTTGGACGGTTCAGGGGAACGTGACCTGTGTCTGGCGGAGATCATGTGCGTAACGCATGGTTTTTCCGTGTGGGTCTTAGGGAAAAAGGTCAGCGCATATTATGCCACCATGTCTGGTGCCAAGCGTGCGGCGATACGCGAGCTACGCAAGATTCACGCGGCGATCGGGCGGCACGTGGTGGGGTACGGCAAATGAGCACCGTGAACGTTAATGGTGTCGAGTACGACAGGCAGGAGTATTCGCGAAAGATCATGGCCCAGTGCGGTACGATCATTGTCTACAGTGATAATGGCACGATATATAGAGGAACTGGGTATTGCGTTTGCGGAGAGCCGCATCGTGGTGGACCAATAGAATTGAATCCCGAAGACGCCATGTGCAGCGCAGATTTACAGTTAAGGCTTGACGGTTGGGAGGTATCACCCGTTACCTGCCCGGAGTGTTTGGCGAATCGACTGGCGGGCGGCGGCGCGCGACCGTGACGCCGGGGCGTACCCGGCGCCGCTCGCCATTGATGCGGGGTAGCTCAGTTGGATCAGAGCACCGGATTTCTAACCCGAAGGTCGCCGGTTCGAATCCGGCCCCCGCAAATGGGCGGATGTTGTCCGTTGTCCCTTGGCATAGGGGCTTTGCGAAGAATGTCCAATGTTGGAGCAACGGCTTATGCCCATCCGTCCAAAATGTCACAGATGCGAAGCTGTGAGTTTGCACCTCTTGCAAACGCGAATTGCCGCCTCGCCCGCCGGGGTCTTCGCAAGCGGGCGATTTATGCCGCCCCGAAAAGTCACGTGTCCCTCCCACAGGACTGATGGGGCCCCGTAGACCCATGCGGAGCGTGACGAGGGTAAGGGGCGGCACCTTGAATTCAACGCCGAGCGGCGTCTTCGCAAGCGGGCGATATTACTGGGGTAGTACAAGAAGCGGTGCAGCCCCCACGGGGGGTTGAAATCCGTGGGCTAGTACGCCTCAATGGCCGTCTGGCTCGTTGAGGAAATGTGGGTTCAATTCCCACCCCTCGTGTTCTGGATTCAACGCCGATCGACCCGGACTTTGGATACTGACGATGGCACACGATGACGCGGCAGAGCTTAATGATTTGCGGGTCCAGCACGTGAAGCTGTATAGGCTTGTCCAGGAACTGGACGCCGAAATTGCCAAGTTGGAGACGCAACTGGGCGAGCGCGACAACCTGCTCCGCGAGGCCCGCGATCAGTACGCCGATCATCGCCCCGATAAATGCCTGGCCGACCAGGGCAGGGTGTGCAAGTGCGGTTATGGCAAATGGTGCGCCAAGGTGACGGAGATTCTGGGGGACTGAGGCTATGGGCACCAAGAGCACGATCGAATGGACTGGGGCGACGTGGAACCCGGTTACGGGCTGCGCCGCGGTCAGCGAGGGCTGCCGGCACTGCTACGCCGCCCGCCTCACCCACGGGCGATTGCGGCACAATCCACGCTATGCCGGCCTGACCAACACCGCCGGCCACTTCAACGGCGTAGTTAAGTGCCACGAGGACTTACTCGACGTGCCCCTGCACTGGCGTAAGCCCAGAATGATTTTCGTCAACTCCATGAGCGACCTGTTTCACGTCGGCGTGCCCTTCGACTTTATCGTGGGCGTGTACGCGACGATGATCATGGCCAGGCAGCACACTTATCAGATTCTTACCAAGCGGCCGGAGCGCGCTGCGGAAATCCTGTCGATGATGGCCACGACGGACAACCTGGACGAGGAACTCTCGCGGCGTTGGGAGGATCGAAAGATCAAACGCTCCGATCGAAGGCTCTATGACATTTACACCGCCGGGTTGTGGCCGCCGCCTAACGTCTGGCTGGGCACCTCCTGCGAGGATCAGGCGACGTTCGACGCCCGTGTGCCGCATCTAACCCATTGCCCGACGGCGGTACGCTTCGTCAGCCTGGAGCCGCTGCTGGGACCGATTGTATTAAGATTCACACATCTACTCAACTGGGTAATCGTCAGCGGGGAGTCCGGTCCCGGCGCCCGGCCGATGCAACCCGACTGGGTGCGGTCGATTCGCGATCAATGCGTGGCCGCCGGCGTGCCATTTTTCTGGAAACAGTTTGGGAAACTATCGAATAACCCGGACCCCAAAGACCACACGGCAAAGGAAAACGGAGGACACGCCAAGGGCGGGCGGCTGCTCGACGGGCGGACGTGGGACGAAATGCCAGAGGTGAATCATGTCGGACGTTGAGCAATATGTATGCGATCAGTGCGGAGCTTGCTGTAAACACCTAATCATCGAGGCTGAACGCGTGGTGAATACGTGAGCCACCGCCAATTTGAATTGCTCGATTCTCCGCCCAGCGTTGGCCAGTCGGTTCACGTGGCGGGCTGGAACATTGGATGCTGGTTTCGCGTGGAGTCGATAGACGGAGAGACTGTTCACTTGCGAACCCCAAAGACCAATAGGCCATATAGCGTACACATAAGTCTTCTTCGGCGTACGAGAAAAAATGAACGCGGGGCGGACGCCGTAACCGAGGCCGAGCGGTGGGCGAAGGAGAAGCGGGAATGAGTCCTTGGTGGTTACTGCCAATTGGAATCGTTATGGCCGCGTTTGCGATCATCGCGTACCTTTGGGGACGACTAGTGGGAGAAGTTCGTGGCGAGTGTATCGGACAAAAAGATGCCCTAGAAGCAGGGTACGCCGAAGGGTATATATCCGGCGAGGACAAGGCGGAGCGGGAGGCGGAAGAGAAGGAGGAGCGGGAATGAGTAGACGCAAGGGTAAACGGTGGTGGCTGTGGCGCCCCCGGGGCGGTGGACTGTTGGGGTCCGCGGAAGAGCCGACATGGAATGGGCATCTAGATAATTGGGACGTATTTGGATCTCCGTGGGCCTGTACTATTGTCCTGCGCTGGATGTTGGGTGATCTTCCAGAATCGGGTGAGCTATGGGAAATGCGAGGCTGCGATGTCGTGCAGATATGGGTGTGGGAATGACCGAGCAAGAGTTGGCGGCGATTGAGGCGCGGTGCAATGCGGCGACGCCGGGGCCGTGGAACCGAGCATATCATGGTAACATGATTATTGTCGAGTCGCCAAACAGTATCGTCGTCAACGCGGATGACAAAGAGTTTGGAACCGGGCTTCAATATGGAGGGATAAAAGGAGAGACAGATGGTGATTTTATCGCCAACTCCCGCACCGACGTTCCCGCCCTTCTCGCCGAGGTGCGGAGACTGATGGCAGAAGTTGAACACTTGCGGACGCCCGGACCTTGGTTAGCGACTGTACTTCCGCGAGATTGACCATGCCAAAGGAAACGAGAATACCGTTCAGCGACCAGATGATCCGGGCGGCGTTCGGATACCGCAATGGAGAAAAGTATTCGGTACTAAACTCGCCTATCGCGCATTACGCGGCGACAAGCGCGGGTTTTCCAACGTGGAGAAACGAGCACTGCGAAAAATCCGACGAAAGCGCATGGCTCCGCGAGTTGGCCGACGCGCTGGAGCGGACGGAATGAGCGATACAAAGTTTTTGTGGACCGATTACTACGACTATTCTGAATGTCGAAATGCAACAGACAACGCAACCGTGGCGAGCATTAAGGTTTGGGGGATTTTTAAGGACGTGTGGCACGCTCACGTACGCGGAGAGAAAATCGGCAAGTACGCCAGCAGGTCAAATGCGAAGCGCGCCTGTAAACAGAGACTAGCGAAAGATCACAAGGAATGAACGATGCCCTCGAACGATTAGAGGCGTGGGGCAAGCCAGCGACGAAACCGTTCTCGCTGACGTGCCTGTCGTGTGGCGCCGGAGATTCGATCAAATCGGCTCAGCAAGCGATCGACTTGGGATGGACCGAGCTGACCCCCGATGTGCCTGGGTGAAAAACTGATTTGAAGACCTGGAACGTCACGCTCGAAGTGAATGGCCACGTTGTGACCTCGCGGACACATGCGGCTACACCGGATGAGGCCGGGTCGATAGCGTTGACCGCGGCCATGCTAGACGAGTGGGCCAGGATCAAGGCCGCGGCGATGGTGGTCGAATGCGTGGAGGCGAAGGCGGCAGATGGCAACGGCTCATCTTGAAACAAATGCCGGGACCGGCTGGCAACGCACCAACCGGCCCCGGCGGGGGTGAACTACTCGACTCAGGTCGTACAAATACACGCCGCGTTCGGGACACCACGCCTGAACACGTCTCTCGTTCGCGGCGACGCACTCAACCTCAATCCTCGCTCGCGACGCAGCGCCTCACGGCGCGTCTCGTCCATCGCAGATCGTAGCACGCGTCGTCCACGACACCCCGGCTCGCTTCGTCACCCGTCCGCCTCGCAACGATCCACTTCGTCTCTCGTTCATTCCTCGAATGCGCCCGGGCCCCGCCGCATGTCCCAGCGCGCGTACTGGCCGTACTGCATCGACCGGTCGCCGTTGAAGCCCTGGACGCCGCCGTAGTCGAGCATGGCCGCCAGGTGCTTCGGTTTGATCGTGCCGTCACGAAAAACCCCGACCCAGAACACGACCATCACGTTGTTGTATTGTTCAACAGCCTTGAGTGAGTGTCGCGGTCCCTGGGGCGTCTGCCCGTGGACGACGCATTGCGGAACCTCATCGGGCGGCCCGACGAGTACTCCGTCTGGGCGGCGGATGAACACTTCATCGCGCCAGAATACCTTGTCCTCGTAGGCGTCGCCGAAAATGTAAAGCCGCTCCTTGGACTTTCCGCCAAACTGCTTCATGGAGAAATTCTGCTCGGCGTATACTCGCAACACGCCACTGCACGATTTCAAGTGCGCGCGGCACGACGACGACTGCACGTAGGGGGCGCCGACGTTCTGATCCCCGGTAGCGATCCGCAGAAACCCCAAGCTCGATTGATCTACCACGTCCTCGGCTTCCGGCCAGTCGTCTACGATCCGATCGACGGCCCGGTCGGTCAGGGCCTCATCGTTTCCGGCCTGTTCGTTGAGCACGCCGACCGCCGTTTGCTCCTGGACCCCGACGTGCTTCGCCTTCATTTTCATTTCGCCGAAGTCTTTGATCTTCGCCGCCTTGGCCGCTCTCGCCGTCTTGGCGTCCGCGTGGGCGTCGAGCACCTTGGGCAGCTTCGGCTTCGTGCCACGCACGTTGCGCAGCATCAGCCGCACCTTGAAAAGCTCCCAACAGGGAGCAACCGGCCCGTCGTCACTTCTCCACACATTCTGTTCGCTCATTCGTTTCTTTTCTCCACTTCCGCAGCGACGCCCCCGGCACAACACGGGTAATATCCGACGTATCCAGGATCATCTGCACCTAGCCCCTTGGGGCACGGACACATTGGCTGTCCACACCGCAAACAAACTAGCTCCCCCATCCTGACCCAAGCGTCATACGTGCGAGAGGTAAAATTACGCCTTGCAATGTCAGCCGGCTTCTCAGTTCCCATTTTAATGGACTTCCTCCTCCACTTCCGCCGCCACCGTTCCGACCGCGCGGGCCGTCGCACACATTGCCTCGCCCTGGGATTCGACCTGACGGGCAAGTTCCTCGACGACTGCCCAGAGAACCATGAGTTGTGCCCGTTCACTCGTTGGCTTTGTTTCAAATCTCCTGCGGAGCCGTGCAATTTCTTCGCTGGGCTTCATTTCGCCCCCCCCTTCGCCTCAAAGAGTTCGCACAGCCCGTCCGGGTTCACGTCCCGGCAATACGGATGTTTGTCGAGCGATGGGACCGTTCTTCCGAGATCGTTTTTCGCCCAAAATACCTGTCCGCCGGTCGTGGGGTCGATGCCCGCCGGACGTTCAAGTTCGGGGTGAGCGCATAGTTGATAGTACCAAGTGTTGGGGGGTGGCCCAGCACCCATTATGCCGTGGTGGGTGTTGCGGTGATGCCTACAGTAAACGCAAATGTGGATTTTTGCGGCAAGCGTCATTCCGCACCTTCTTCCGGGAACACCAGCGCCCCCGTCTCCCGCGAGTAGGGCACGCCGGGGTACTCCTCGTCGAGACGATCGAACAGCGGGACCATAGCGGTGGCACAGGCTTCCTCGTACGCCTTCCACGCGGTGGCACGGGCTTCCTTGTACGCCTTCAACGCGGTGGCGGCCCAAGACTGATCCTTCGCCGGCCTGAATGCCAGGAGCCTTACCTCGCGCTCATGCGGGGGCTTCTCCGCGTAGATGTAGTCCACCCGCACGCGGCCAGGCTCGGTCAACTGCTCCAGCGGTTCGGCGTGATGGCACCACCATACCCAGGCGCCCACAGGTAGGTCGTCGCAAGGATGAGGCGGACGAGTCATTCCGCACCCCCTTTCGCCAAGGCGAGCGCGGACATGATCGTACGGTGCGCTTCACGCCCCATCTTGTTTGTCGGGGTCAGCCACTGATTAGCATTCTCGCACGCGGCCACCAGGGCATCGTAGGAGTTGACCGAACTGAGAATGCACTCCATCACATCCGGCGACAAATCCAACAGCCCCACCGGAGCGCCGCGGGCATCGCGGAGCATCTTATAATCCATCCTCCACGGCTTCGGGTGTTTATCTTCACTCATTTCCGCACCTTGCGGATATACGCATTCACGCCCACGATTTCAGCTTTGATACTCATGCCGTCGCTACCTCCGAGATGGGCTTGCCGAACCGCCTGAACCATCGGCGACCGTCGGGGATGTCCAGGGCGTCCAAGGATTGCAGTCGAGCAAGTTCGAGTTGTATTTCTTCGGCATCGTATCTCGATAGAGGCTTGACGTGCTCTGCCGAGGTCCATCCGCACAGGGCAATCGCGTGCCCAAGTTCCTCGATTGGAAACTCCAGGTCGTAGCCTTGGTCAAGTTGAACCCAGTGCCGCAACATACATCGGATTGATCGCTCTTGCGTTGTCATGCTACTGTGCTCCATTGCCTTGCCCTTGTTTGTCATGTTCGTTCACTCCCCGCCCGTCGGTGGGCTTGCCCCTGCGCCATCGTGGCCCAGGCCGTCAGGCCCGCCCCATGACGGGCCGAACAGCGCGGGTCAACGCCTGTATGTGCCCACCTTGTTCCCGTTCACGTCGTACAGATTGCACACTTCGCCCCGTGCAGGGTATGGGCGCCGGCCCTCCGTCAGGTCGTCGGCCAGCACGCGCAGGATACGGGCGCACTCCGCCGCCGGGTGCGGTTTGAACGCCTCATTCTCTGTTCGGATGTTGATTTTCATGTTTCGTCACTCCCTGCGGCCTAAGCCGCTGCCTTGCTTTTGCCCTTGCTCGCCGACGCGCGACGCAGCGCGTCCGGTAGCTGGTCGATACAGTCGCGTACGTTATTGCCCACAAGTTCCTGGACGTACGCCAGCCACTTGAACGCCGGCGGGATCGGCAGGGACACTTCCCGCGCGATGCGCTCCAGCAATTCCGCCACTGCCGGCGCGCTCGGCTTGCGGAATCGGAACCGACGCCAACGCGAATACAGGCCGTCCACTTCGTCGGCCCACGTCACCGAAGTCGTCGTGCCGATGATGATGACGTGCGTGGGCAAGTTCTCCAGCAAGCCCAACAGCATCCGCAGGCAGTCCCGATTGAGGTGCTGAATTTCGTCCACGATGTAGCAACGGCGGGTGCTCCCGCCCCAGCCGTAGCTTCCCATCGAATTCGCAAGCTGGCGAAGGTCTTGGATGGATACCATTCGCGAGTCGATGCGCTCGATCGAGAATTCGTCACACCCCAGCGCACGCGCCGTCACGTAGGCCGCCGAGGTCTTCCCGCAACCGGCAATCCCATCCGATTCAAACAACCACCGCTCCCCGCAACCGTCGAAAAGCCATTCGTCGGCGCAGGCTGCCTTGATCTCGTCGATGACCGGCTGGCCGACAAAATCGGCCCACGACTTCGGTCGGTATCGTTCGCTTAGCATCCTGCGCCGTCACTTTCTACTTTGCGACCGATACGATACCCGCAGAATCGCCAGTCCGTGTCCGCTTGCCATTCGCAACGGTACGTTGAGTTGCCGCCCACCAGCGTAAACTCCACCGCGCAATCACCGGATACCGGCCTAATGTTGTTTGCTTTACGACCACGGGCTTCAGTGTATTCTTGCACGGCCTGTTGTGGTGTGTAGTCTGCATGGCGGACCCATCCGATGTCGTCAAGATCGTAATTCAACATCGTCATTCACTCCCTTTATTAGTCGCCCTTGTCAGCACCCGCCGACACATGCAATATACGCCATGTATCACGCGTGTCAAATGAAATCTTGGGAAATCTTTCGGGACACTTTCGGCCAGAATTCGGACCTTGATCCGGCGCAAAGAGAGGCTTAGTATCAACTTGTGAAAAACGAAAAAACTGGCGTTGAGTTAAAGTAAAGGTTCGCTGAATCTAATGGTCTTTCATCAGGAAACCTGGCGCGACCTTCCAAGGCCCGGATCCAAGCCCGGACCTAAGGTCCAGCACCATAGACACTTAGGGCGCGCGCATCGCGAAGATGCCGTCAATCCGCTCATGGCCGAAGCAATCGTGGATGGCCTGACGCCGGAGCAATTCGCCGCCAAGTTCGACCTATCGACCGCAATGGCGTATCTGGTCTATCGTGGTGAACGTCGCCCCGGTGTAGCAGAGCGCGTGCAGGAGATTCGCGCCAACCTGCGCGACCGGACGCTTGCCCATATCGAGGTGGTCCAGCGCGAGGCCCTGGAGCGCGTCCGTAAGGCACTCGGCAATCTGGACGACCGAATCGCCCTCAAGGCTGCCCGTCAGGCCATACGTGACTGGACCGGCCCGTACGCAGCAACCAAGGGCGCCGTCGTCACTGTCAACAATCAGAGTCTCACAATCACGCAGGCAATCCGCATCGCATCGGGAGTGGCCGACGAATTACCAGTAATCGAGCAAGATTTGCAGCACGTGCGCATAGGGCCGCCCACAACGTCCGATAACCCGCCACCGGACGCAACATAACCCCCGTTATAGGACGTTGACCTGGACATCGGCAGGGTATCCGGCGCGTATCCGTCAACGTGCAGCAGGCCGCTCACAACGACCGCCAGCACGTATCGCAGGCCCGCTACGCGAACGCACGCCGAAAGCTGGCCGAATCCACGCCGAAAGACAGCAGAAGGTGGGAGCAACGGACGGAGACGAACGTCCGATAACCACAGTCGGCACGTCCGATAACACCCCCCACCCCCCCCTACCTGCCAAGACCCACCCGTCCGGCCGATTGATAGTACCTCTCTCCCCCCGCGGGTTTGCCGTTTTTGGGTCCCCCTCGTTGTACTGAAGCTAAAATGTATAATTTTACCATCAATATGCGGATTTTGCCGGTTGGGGTATAGTTGGGGTAGGGTTTTGGGGTAGGGTTTGTAGGCGAAAGGAGGCATTCTAGAGGGTGCTAGGGTATAGTAGGGCATAGTAGGGTATAGTTTTGCGCACCTATCGCGTTATGTGCGCGCGCATTAGAGTACTTACCGGAAATCGCTACCCTACCCTACCCCATTTTAACGAATCTTCGTTTTTGGGCCAATAACGCGGTTTTTGGGCCATTTTTTTGGGGTATAGTTTCAACCAAACCCTACCCCATTTTGGGAGGCGACTTGGGTGCTCGCTGGGCTAGAAGGTGGTTTGGGCGCCCACCTGGGAGTCGTTGGCGAGTCCGAGTCCGACGCGGATGAGCCGGCCGCCGGTTTTCCGTTTGACGAATCCGCGTTCTTCGAGGCGTCGTCCGAATGCGGTTTGGGACATGGTGTGTCCTTTGCCGGCCCAGGCGACATAGGCGTCGTAGAGTCTGGCGGGCTGGACGGCCATGTTTGGGCTTACCGTGCAGCAGTCTGCGATGAAAATGGCCAGGGTGTCCTGTTCTTCGCGGTATTGCCCGGTGGCGGCCATGACGGATTCCGGGGGGTTGAGTCCGTCGCGTTGCCAGAGGCGGCAGCCCTCGAGCGCCCAGTTGAGGATTCCGGGGAGTTCGTCGCGGAGTTTGGCGGGCAGTTGGAGGTCCCGGTCCTCTTCGGGGATGGTGACGGTGAAGGGGATCAGGCGGATGCGTCGCCAGATGGCGTGGTCGGTTCCGCGAATCTGCGGGAGGTGATTCCCTGAGAGCCAGAGTTTGAACTGGGGGGTGTACTCGAAGTCCTCGTGGAAGAGGAAGCGGGCGACGATGCGGTCGCCGCCGGTCATAGATTTCACGAGCGATTCGGCGAGTCGTTGTCCGTCTTCGAGTTCTGTGACCCCGACGAAGCGGACCCCGGCGAGGCGGGCGACGTCGTTGCGGATTTTGTCGTCGCGTTTGAGCATGATGGTCCCGGCGTCGGCTTGGGTGGCGTAGTCGCCGAGCATGGCCAGGATGGTGTTAACGAAGGTGCTCTTGCCGTTGGCCCCGTGGCCGTACATGACGTGTAGGCATTGCTCGCGGGTGATGCCCGTCAGGCAATAGCCCACGGCGATTTGCAGGTAGGGCACGACTTCCGGGTTCTCGCCCATCCAGGTGTTCATGCAGGAGAGCCACGTCGGCGCCTTGGCCGCCGGGTCGTAGGCGACGCCCGCACACCGAGTGATGAGGTCGGACTGGGTGGCCTTGCGGGTTTCCCCGGTGCGGAGGTCGGTGGTCCCGTTGGTGCAGTTGAACACCCAGGGGTCGGAGTCGAGCTGATCGTGGGCGATGCGTAGCGGCTTCTCGCACTCGGCCATGTCCAGGATGCCCCGAACGCGGCTGGCGGCTTCGGCTTTCACGATTTCCTTGTAGCACTTTTTGCGGAACTCGTCGTTTTTGATGTTGGCGAGGTCGCGATAGGCCCGGCGGACGATGGTTTTGGCCGCCTCTTTGGCCGACCCGGTCTCGTCGCGTTTCCAGTGTGAGCCGGTCCAATGGAGCCAACCGGTCTGTAGGCAGTAGCGCAGGAGTTCGCCCTGTTCGCGGGCGAGCCGCTGGCCGAAGCCTATGTCGGTGTACAGGGGAAATTTGCAGGCTATGGCTTCCCGCGGGATTTTCGGTTCATCGGCCATGTTCGCGAAGCTCTTTCACGCGCGGGTGATTAAGGAGCCGGCCGACGCACTCATTGCAGGTATCGACGATTCGGTGTCCGTCTACCGATTGATCCGCGAACGCCTGCTGCCGCTGGGCGAAAATCGCCTCCAACGGACGCTCTGCCTTGAAGGGGCAATTTCCGGGGAATCGGTCAACAATCCGAACCTCATAGAGATTGCAGTACGGAAACTCAAACGGCGATTTTTCAATAACTATGCTCATCGGGGGTTTCCTCCACGACCGCGTTGGCCACTTGCAGGGTTTCGGTAATATGCCGGGCGGCCTGATAAAGCCATCGTTCGACGAATCGGGCCGATGCCTCGTGCGAGCCGCCCAGCCAGACGGGGAGTCCATAAAAGGCCGTCCAGGAGGCCAGTGCCCCCAAAACGTGGGCCGGTTGAAGTTTCCCGATCCAGTCGCCGGCCTCGAGCGCCGCGGCATCGGTCTCGACAATCAACAGGCGGTAACGATATGCGGCCAATCGTTGGAGTTCGCGTTTGAATCGGTCGCGTTCCCGCCCGATGCAGGCGAGCAGGTCCGACAGGGTTTTACGTTCTCCGGCGATCAGGTGGGTCAGCCCGGAAATCGAGTAGTCCCCGGCGTCCAGGACGTCGACCCGAGTTGGAAGGTTGGTGAAGGTGAATGGCGTTTGCTCGCGGCTGTCGATGATGATGACGGGTTTCGGGGCGTTTGTAGGCATATCCGCGCCAAAAGCGGGTCAGGCCCCCTCGGTTGTGGTAGCAACGACCGAGAGAGGTTGCGGCCGAGGGAGGCCCGCCCGCGTCGCCGTTTTGTTACGTTGGAAGCGTCATTACTACCACGCTGGTAAGATTGACCGGGCGAACACGAAAGTCAAGAACAAAATGCCGACCGCACTAAAACCGATCGAACTCACCGAGGGCCAGTTCCGAGAAGTCGTAAAGTGCCGAAATAGCTTTTACTATTGGCTGAAAACCTACACCACGGTCGTAGAGGTCGGAAAGGGCACACCTCAGCGCGTGGCCTGGAACCTTTGGCCGTCAGAGATCACGCTCGTCGATACCCTGTTGGCCGGAAAGTGGCCGATCGGCCCGAAGGCCCGACAGCTTGGTGTTACGACCATCAACCTATACTTCGGGTTGTGGTACATCCAGTTTCACCCGCTGTCCCAGGGCGTCGTGATTTCCGAGAAAGAACAGAAGGCGTTCGAGCTACTCGACTGGATTCGGGCCATCGCCCAGACCCAGCCCGAATGGATGCAGCAGCCCAGAACCAAAGACTCCGCTAGTATTCTGCAATTCGAGAGTGAAGCTCAGATCATGGCCCTGGTCGGAAACGAGGGGGCCGGGCGCATGAAGGCCCTCAACTGGGCGTTTATCGACGAAGCATCCTACGTGCCTTCGCTTGAGGCGATCCTGCGTGGAGTCGAGCCGGCGGCCGAGTCGGCCCGCGGAATCGTCTCCGTGTGTTCGACGACGAAACGTGAGGGCACGAACCCGGTCTCCTACGAGGAGTTCCGCAACGAGTGCTACGCCGCCGCCGAGGGGAAATCCAAGTTCACGCTCTGTTTCCTGCCCTGGAACATGCGACCGGATCGTACCCAGGAGTGGTACGAACGCGAGGCGGCCGCCCACGCGCACATCCCCGGATACATGCAGCGCGAGTACCCCGGCACGATGGAAGAGGCGTTCGGCACCGTCGGCGGATCGGTCTTCCCGACCCTACGCAAAGAGACCCACTGGAAACACTTCGACCCGCCGCCCGGCGCCGAGTTCTACCGAGCCATCGACTTCGGAAACACCGCCGATCACCCGTTCGTCTGCCTCTGGCTCTGGAACGATGCGTCCGCCGCCCCGACGTTGACCTTCGAATCCGACGAATCCGCCGAGATCGTCATCGCTTCCGAACAGGCACAGGTAAAGTATGTTAATGGTACCGAGCAACTGCTCTCCTATCGCCGCAACCCCAAAACCGGCAGGTTGAACAAGCTCCACGACGACGTTGCCGACGCCCTGCGCTACGCGGTCACGATGTTTCGGCTCCGGGGCCACGTGCACGTTTACCGCTGCCTGTTCATCCGTTGCGACACCGATCTTCAGGTCAATCCGCTCCGCATGTTCGAGGGGATCATGGAACTAAGCGGATATGAATGCCGCGACCCATTGGCCGGAACCTGGACGAGGGGACCCAACGCGGAGAGCTACGAAGCCACCGTTTGCGACCGCAGCGGAACAGGATGGATCAGGGTCTTGATTGAAAAGGGAGGAATCATGGGCTTTGGCATCGACGCCGTGGCCTACGAAAAGCCGGATACCTTCACCCGCGACGAGCGGGAGCAGGGAATCGTTTGGCTCAACGCCATGATTATCGGGGGCACGACGTTCGAGACTTCGGAGCATAAAACCAGAAGACAGGCGAACCTCGAGGAACTGACGTCCGGCGAACGACCGCTCCTATTTGAAGAAAAACTGTTGCTTTTTAGGATGGGCCTGTCAGAATCGACCGGTCGAAAAACCATCTGGGGATACGAACCCACGGAGAACGCACATGCACGTTGAACCCGGACTACTCAGCCAGGCGCGCCTCGACGAGATCGAAGCCCATCACTGCGGACCCCAAACGCCGAGTTCACAAGTCGCCGCATCGCTCCTCGGCCACATCAAGGCGCTGGTCATCGAACACGACAAGCTCATCGCCAAAATGTTAGCCGCAGGACGAGAGGCGTTGCGCGACGAACCGAACGCCATCCCACCATCTTTGCCGCCGTCACTATCGCGGGCGACCTTGAGGAAGACGCCCCCGGAAGGACAGCCCCATGAAAAAGCGTAAGCAAAAAGCAACCACGGACGTAGTGCCGGAGGTGACGAGCGACGAGCAGAGGAAGTACCAGGCCGAGGACGACTTGCGCACGATAATGCGGGCCGCCGAGATTGAGTCGGATAAGGTTCGCGCCGACGCCGCGAGAAAGCTGGCCCAAGAGCAGGCCGAAACGATGATGAAGATCGCCAAGAAAGGATGACTCATGCCCGCGAAACTGAAACGCTGCGTCAAGAAGGTGATGGCCAAGGGGACCCCCAAGGATTCCGCCTGGCCGATTTGCGTGAAAGCCACGGGGGAGAAACCGCACGGGAAGAAGAAGGCCCCGAAGCGCAAAAAGTGAGGCAAGTTCATGTAGGTCGGTTCGGCCAAGAAAACCAAAAATGTACGAGTCGATTGAATTAAATCCCTGGAAATATGCGGTTCTTGGACCGCAACCGCTGACGAGAAACGATCTTTCTGATTTTGTGAACGAGGCGTGCCACAACGACGAAGAACTTAAACGTCAGAAGCATGAAGCCATGATGGTCTTTGTGGAGCTTCGCAAGACGCTTGACGATTCGGCCCAAAAAGAACTGGATGCGGTTATGTTGGACGCCTGGACTAAGGGGATCGAGGGATCGTTCACGTAGTTCGGTGCGGCCCGGGGAAGCGGAATGCCAGAAACCAAAATCACCGAGCACGCCACCTTGCCGCTCAAATCGGTTGTGGCGATTGTCTTTTTTTTCTGCGCGGTGACGGCTTCCTACATCGAAACACGGTTAGCGGTAGCGGACGTTGGTAGGCGAGTAGACGCGGTCCCCACGGAAATTAAGATGATGGTGGACGCTCGATTCACTCAGGAGTGGGGCAGATTCGCGAGCTACATGGCCGCGTTTTCGCAACTCAATCACTTGCCGCTCCCGCCGCTTCCCGCGACGCTCTACTCCTCATCGGCCAATGAACACACAAATACAGGAGGTTCACCATGAGACGACTTGCGACGGTGTTGCTGGCGGTGCTGGGCGGGTGTCTGTCGGGGTGTGCTTCGCAGGAAATGGCGAACGCGCTGCGGGGAATGGGTCAGGCGGTCGCCGACACGACGGAGCGGCTTGAGGCTCAGGGTATTGACTATCGCGTGGAGGCGCAATTCCCGACCGAGCTTGCCTGCAACTGGACCCCGTTCGGGTTCAAGTGCGAGGTGCAACAAGGCTTCATTCACGTGATGATTCAACGCGGTCGCGGACTCGGCCCACGACCGATCGGCACGGATATTCCCGACCAGGCGGCGCCGCTTACTGACGGAACGCGCGGCGGCGCCGCTGTTGACATGCTTCTTTCCCCTCCGGCGAGTGAGGCGCCCGGACCGCTTGACGAAGTCTCGGGCGCCTCCGCTTTTGCAATACGCTTCGCCCCCGACCGCAAGGTGACGGAGCAGCTTATCTGCACCGGTGCCGGCGACACGGTGACGTGTGATCTCGTGGCGACGGTGCTACCCAGCGGCTCGCAGACGGTGCAATGCACGTCGTTTACGGTCGGTCCGAAGTTCCCCGCGGCGCCGGTTACGGTCACGTCTCCGTTCAAGATGCAGCGTATGGACTTCGGGCGCGTCAACCTGGACGCCCTATTCTACTCGATGACGCCGATCGTCGTTGCCGAGTCTGGTACGATCATGGCGACGTACACGTACGCCGATCCGGGCGACGGGTCGTTGCCGACGTTGGAGAAGGCCCCTTGGAACAACCCAGCAATCCGGGGTCCGAACTTCACGTACTGGCCGGTGTTCTTCCTGCCGTCCGCGTGGAGTAGCGAGCCGTGAGTCGCCCATACATCTGTCCTCTTTGTGGTGGCACCGAAAAAACGGCGGCGTATCCGGAAAGTACGTCGGCCTGCGGAGTAACGTGCCGCGCGTGCGGCAGCACGGGGGTTCTGTGGGAGCCTGATGATTTGGCGAACGTTCCGCGGACAATAATGGAGTCGCAAACAATCAGACCGCCCACAACGACGAACCCGACTCTTCCCATAACTGACGTGGATAGCGATCCGTGAGCAAGGTGGAGCGGTGTAGCGGTTGTTGGGGCGTCGGATGTATACCAGTTACCGCCGCCACCATGAGTACACCATGTCGGAAGTGTCCGACGTGCAAAGGGAAAGGCTGGATGCGGCAATTTGGCGAAAGAATGATTCCAGATTGGACTCGCCCCACCATTGATCCAGAATTGGCTTTTGAGATGCAATCGCAGTGCGGGGGGTTTCTTAGTGTCTCTTAGATCAGCGGCGTGGGCGTTTAGGTGGCCCCTGTTGGTGCTGGTTGTGCTCGCCGGAGCGGCGGGCGTGCTTGTTGGTAAGTGTCTTATATGAAAGGAACGAACGACACCATTCGATACCTGGCTCGTGTTGGTCGGTGCTGTTATTTGCACTGGCGGCTGTTTGGGTATGAACCGGGGCGATTTCACGTAGCCTTGCGGCTGGCACGATTGCTTCCGCGAGAAGGATTCAGTATCCGAGATTCGCGTCCTGGGTTTGGTTATATTCGTTATACGTTTTTTGAAAGGAACGAACGATGTTGAGTCTTTTGATCGGACTGGCGTTTCTGTTTGTTACGGGCATCCTGGGTCCGCTCGTGCAGTTCTTCGTGGACCTGTCGCCGACGGCGGCGAAGTTAAGCAGCTTTATTGATACGATCCCCGCGATGATCCTGATGTTGGCCGCGTGAGGTGTTCCGTGCCGATGGTCGAAGTCATCAAGGTGTGAATGTTCCGCCAGGTCGATAGCTTTTGGGGGCTGACCGGCGCGGTCATCGTGCTGCTCGCTATCATTATGGTCATGTCGGCGCTGAACTGCGCCGTCGCCGACAAGCAGGGCCTCGTCAACTTCGACGCCGATCGTATCGAGCGGGTGGAAGCGGCGTTAGCGAAGATCGAGGCCCACCTGCGCGTTGGAGACGATGTGCAGGCTGGTCACGACGCTACGGTGAATGAACCGTGGACGGCGCGGATACTGGCCATCGGTCAGGCGTTGATGGCGCCCCTGTCGATCGTGTTGTACCTGTGGCTGCACCGTTGGCCGACTATTGAGGCGGCGTGCGACGCGATCAAAGGCAAGCCGCGGCAGAGGCGGACGCGGGTGGAGGATAAGCGATGACCGCATTGAAACTCGTTGAGCCGTTGCCCTGGTGGGATCGCAATCTGGACGCCTACCCAATGATGACAGAAGAGCTCCAGAAACAGTCTGCGCTTATGGCGAGGGTGGTAGTGGCACAGAAACAGAGGAATGCAGAATCTCCTCTGCCAGAACCCAAAAGCATGAGGGCGATTATGCTTCTCCGAGAACGCGAGTTCGCGCAGGGGGACAAGTAATGGAAGTTTGGCAGTTCGCCATCTTGGTAGCGGGCGGAAACTGGCTTACGATCTGCGGCTCCAAAGAGAACATGAAGGGGGCGTCCGATGCCGTCGAAGAGGCCGTCACCCAGGGACTCAGAATGGTGACGCTCTATGGAGAGGCGGGAGACGCGGCGATGAGTACCAGGTGTGAAACGGTGGTCGTGGAGCACATCCTGGCATGGCAGTTGACCTACGCGGCGACCCGTTCCGCTCCACGAGCCAAGACCCCCGAAACGACCGAGAGAAATCAGCCATGAAAAACAACGGACGCGGACTCATCATTCCCCAGGGCGCCGCCCAGGCCGCCGCGATGGAGCAAATCAACCGCATGACCGGGGCGCCGAAGAAGGTGGCCATCTTCAAGATGCCGGTCTGTGATTGTGGCGGCGAACTACAGACCAACCCGATGCTGGAAGGACTCTGGTACTGCCCGGCGTGCAATCACCGTGTGGACGTCGTTTCTCCCGAAGGCAAACGCTGGATGACGGCGATTGTCCTCAGCACAATGGCGTCGTCCAAGGCGATCATGCAACAGAGACTTCACGAGATGTTCAGCGGCCTGTTTCAGGGATGGTAACGTGAATCACCTACTTACTGGTCTTGGGATCGCGGCCTTGCTTTTGCTGGCGGGCACGATGGGCCTATGTGCCTTGATCTTTTGTGCCGTGCTGACGGAGATTCGAGAACTCAGGATCGTCACCGGCCATCGGGCCGGAATCCTGTCAAAACTTTTGAGGCACACGAATCAACGGGAATCGTCCGCCGGGACGGCGCAGGAATCTCACCACCCGTGGGCCGACGATTTGCCGCCCCCTCTTCGTCTAGACCCCGAAGGCATCGAAACCCGCAAGGCTGAACTTGCCGCAGAACGTGAACGCTTGGCCCGTGAGCGCGTGGCTCGGGGAGAGGTATAACCATGCCTGAGTTCAACCTTGCCGAGCATCGCGCCAAGATGCAGGATGCCCACCGCGGTAAACTCTCACACGATCTCGACCTGACGAATGATGACGACGCCCTAGAGTTCATCCGCCGCGCCCGCCTGGAAATCACCCAGGCCCTCGATCCGTGGTATCGCCGGACCTTGGTCAAGCGGGCGTGGTTCTCCGGCGACCAATACGTGCGCTGGGAAAAGGGTGACAAGAAGATGGGCGTCGACCCCCGCCTTTATGCTCAGGATTTCCGGGCCATGCCGCTCTGGGAAGACCACCTGGGCATGTTCGTCCGCCGGCAGATCGCCCGAATCGAGGCGTCAAACTATCAGTTCATGTCCGCCGAATCACGGACGAGGCAACTCGCCGACGTGGAATCCGCCATTCCCGCAGACCGTGTCCTGGAACACTATTGGGAACGGACGATCGAAATGGCCGGCGCCGACGATTGGCACCGAGCGCTACACACGTTCGTCACCGATGAGGTGATTTTCGCCTACCCTCGCTACGTGGAAGACCCCCTGGGAAACGAAACATTCACCGCGAGCGAGGTCGTCAGCGCCGTTCGAGAATTTGAGCGCCAACGCGAAGAGGGGCGAAACGGAGAACCGCGTCGCGGTTTCGATGATGGTCGGCAGGCGATCAACACCTGGCTGTTAGAGTCGGTCGGGGTGCCGCCGGAAAAGGTGACGTTCAACGACGACGGGTCCCTGACGGTCAATCGTGGTCGGCTGGTCGTCGATTGGCTTTCGGGCCTTGAAGTGCTCGAAGATATCAGCGCCGAACGATGGGACGAAAAGGAGTTTGTCATCGTCCGGCAGCGCAAGTCCATCGGCAGCCTGTTGGAGCAATACCCGCGACTCAAGAACGAAATTCTCAAGTCGCCGGAATATCCGGCCAGCCTTGGTACGGAAACCATCCGCGACCAGTGGGCGGCCAATCGGTCAGCCGACATCATGGAATCCACCTGGGTTGACACCCTGTGGCGCAGGCCGTGCAAGAAGTACCCCAAGGGATACTTCGTCGTGGCGATTAATGACCTTGCCGTGGCCGAATCAGGAAAGATTCCCTACGACTACCAGGACATCCCCATCATCCCGATTACGAGCAATCCTGACTCCTACGACTTCAGGCCGCGCGGAGTTTCGGACTCGGCGTTCATACTCCAACGATTCATCAATCGGCTTTTGGTTCAGATCCAATCGAACATCGACAAGACCGTGGACCCCCGGATATTGGCCGAAGAGCAAAGCGTTAAGCCCGACTTCATGGTTGATGCACAGCACGTCGATTGGGTCAAACGCGGAACCATCGAGTGGCCCCGCCCCCTGATTCAAACGCCGCTCCCGCCGCATGTTTTCGCGCTGTTACAACACCTTGTCGCCGCGATCAAGGAGATTACCGGGACAACGAATCCGGCCCTCGGCACACCGGACCCGGCGGCGCGGAGCGGCCGGGCGCTCTACGCTCTAATCGGTTCGGCCGATCAGGGGGCCGTCGTTCCCATCAAGGCACTCGCCTTGGGACTCAAAAAACTGGGTGAACGCATGTTACAACTGGTGGCCCAGTTCGTTCCCGAAGAGACCACGATTCTCATCGCCGGGGAACGCGGACAGCGCGAATACTTGACGTTCAGCGGCAAGAGCCTCATCGCCCAAAGCCAGAATGACGGTCGGCCGGCCAGCCTGCTCTACGACATCCGCGTGGAAATCAAGCCCAAGCCGGACGAGGCGACGATCATGGAAATGATTGACTTCCTGACTGCCCGCCGTTTCCTGGACCCCCAGCGGGACCGCAGCGCGGTCATGCGGGCCTTGAGGACGTTGGACATCAGCGAACTCGACACCACCCATCAGCACCGAACGAGAGCGGAACAAGAAAACGCCTTCTTGTGGAAGGTTTCACAAGAGCTTCAGGCGGGAACGAGAGACACCCAATCGGCCCGAATCGCGATGGGCGAACTCGTGAAGATCGAAAAAACTCAGGACCACGGCGTCCACCTCGATGAACACGGCCGCTTGCAGAATTTGTTTGGAGAACAGTTGCATTTCGTCGTCGGCGACTATTTAATCCAGCACAACGAGGAGCACATGGCGGCAGAGCAAGAGACGATGATGCGTCAGTTGTCGAACATCCAGGCCGCAGCGCGGACCACGCCGCTCGGTCGTTCATCGACCAAGCCGGCCGTATCCGGCGTTCCGCGCCAAGAATCCCAGGTCGCGGGAGGGTAGCATGGGAGAACCTGAAAACACAACCCAAGACCAACCCAATCCAGACCAGACGACTCCCCCGTCGGGGGCGGAGACTCCGGCCATCTCGCCGGAAGTGATGGCCGAACTGCTCGAACTTCACGAGGCGGCAAAGAGGGCGGGCATGAGTCCCGCAGAAGTGCACAACGCGGCCGCCCTATGGACGCAAAACAAGGACCGAATCATCGCCCGCCAAGAGGAGCAGATGTTCAGCGAGCACGGTACCCAGACCAACGGGAAAACGAAACCGGCCGCCGCCGCCCCGGAAACCAACACAGGAGAACCCGACTCCGAGGACTACGTGACCGTTTCCAGAGCGACGGAACTTGCGGCCGAGGCCGCTACCCGCGTCGTTACCCGCTGGGGACGACAACAGGTTGAGCACCAACAGCAAGAGGCCCTTTATGACGCACTAGCCAAGCAACACGGAATCACCGACCCGATCATGAAGGAAGCGGTAAAGGCGTACGCCGAGAAAGCGCAGCAACAAGGATTGACTCCCCCGCAGGCATACGCCCAGTTCGCGGCAAGCCAGAGAAACACCACGACCAACCAGCGATCGGTGGCTTCCGCCGTGAAAAACACCGCCGCCATGCGTACCGTCGGAACCGTATCAGGTTCCTCCGGCGGGACGGTAGTACCCACAAACACAGCCAGGGAACCAGCAGATAAGCGTTTCACCCCGGACGATGCCCGAAAAATGAAACCGGAAGAGGCCATGAGTAAGCTGTTTTCCGGGGTGCGCCTCTAGTCACCGTTTTGTAGGAAACGTCTCAACTTAACAATCAGGCCCCGACGAACCGACTAGCTATCGGGTCGTCGTTCCTCTGTGAAAACAGAAGCCGCGGCAGTACGGACCGTACCCGTACTGCGCGCGGTTTTTTGTTGGGCCCAGGAGAAAACAATGACTCTCATGCTGTTTACCGCACTCATAGTTCTTGCCTTTTGCCTAATCGCGTTCGCCGCCCCCGTCGGGGCCGATCGGACGACGATGGAGAACCTTCTCCAAGAGCAGTTTCGTGACGACAAGATCACGCTGGCCATCAATACGATGGACCTCTTCAACGAGACCCTCATGCGAACCCCACGATCAGTCACCGAGGGGCTGAAGTACACGACCTACACTACGACGGCCCTACCGGACAACGACCGCCACTCCAAGGAATGGGATGATGTGTCAACGCCCTATCCGTCCGAAGAGGGACTGGCCCACTGGAACATGACGACCGGCGGATTCACCATCCGGGTCTCATACCAGTTGATGCAGGACAACGACGGCAGCGCCGTCAATCACTTCAATCACCAGATGAAGCTTAGCCTTGAGGGCCAGAAGCTCACCAAAGAGCGCATCTGGTTCATGGAGTCCACCGGGAAAATGGCGGGCATCGTATCCGCCGCCTCGGCCACCTCGATCGTCGTGGACAACTACCGCCTGCTCTTGAACAAGATGCACATCGACGTGTGCGTTGGCACGACAGGCGTCGAGGGCAACGGCATCTACGGGGCACAAATCACGGCGATTACCCCCAATCGAGACAACGGCCAGGGAACGGTAACACTGGCCGCGCCGGGGCTGAAGAACTTTGCCGGCGTGGACACGACCTACATCCTCGTCCGGTCCGGCGAGTACAACAAGTTGCCCTGGGGCCTGCCGGACATCATTACGTCCACCACCAACCCCACCGGCGGGAACTTCGGCACCATCGACCGCACGAGCGCCACGAACGATTGGTGGAGGGCCAACACCTGGGACATGGCCGGCGCCCCGCCGACGCCAGAAATGATCGAGCTTGGAATGCTCGAAATCGCCGCTCGATTCGGTGCCATGCCCAATCAAATCTGGATGGGCCTGTACGCCCACAAGAACCTCACTACCGGACGGCTCGGCGACATTCGCCGGACGGCCGACCAGAAGCAGGTCGAAATCTGGCTTGGGGAACTCGTTCACCAGGGCGTGGAGATTCGGGCACACCGATTCATCACCGACAGTGACATCTGGTTCATCAACACCAAGGTCATTCACGAGGACTACAAGGCGTCGCTAGGCGAAGGCGGCGAATGGGTGAAGAACGACGCCGGCGGCCGGCTGCACAACATGCTCTCTAGCGGCAAGTTGGGCGTCCAGGCGGCTTACGTGCGCATGTGCCAGCACTCGTGCGACGACCCGCGGGCGCTGGGGCGAATGACTAACGTGGCCTGGTCGCGATTGGGCACGCCGTAAGGCGGGAAAGGAGGCTACCATGAGTTTTGGTGGAATTAGCTCACGACACATGGCCCCGAACGCGGGGATTCTTCCCCAGCAGTTGTTCGGCTTCGGGGCCGGGATTCCGGCGGGTCAAATCCCGCTGACCTTCAAGCCGCTCCTGTTCGTGGACTCCAACAGTTCCTCGAAAAAGGATGCGGGGGGCACCGGATCGTTCGACGCCCCGTTCGCGACGTTGGCCTATGCCGTGACCCAGGCCGAAGCCGATCAGGTCATCATATGCCGCGCGGGACACGCAGAGACGATCTCCAGCGCCACGGGCATCGTGTTCGCCAATCCCGGCGTCACGGTCATCGGCGAGGGCGCCGGCGGAGGCGGAAGCAGCAGTACCCGTCGGCCACTGTTCACGATTGCGACTTCAGTTGACGCCACGTTCGCTATGAATCAGGTGGCGACGAGCATCGTGAACCTGGAATTTCAGCCGTCCCTGGCGTCGATCGTCGGCGGAATCACCATTTCCGCAAACGAATGCGTCGTACGCGACTGCATGATCGCCGTGTGCAGGAGCACCCCGGAATTCCTGAGTGGGATCAACCTCGGAGATTCAGCGGATTATGCGAAGATCGTGAACAACAAGTTCGTCGCCTCCGCGCTCGGCGGAAATCAGGCCATCGACTTCACCGGCGATGCCGGACACTGCGAGGTAGTCAACAACTGGATTTACGGAGACTATGCCGTTGCCGGAATCGTCGCTGAAGACGGGGCCGCGGCCACTTGGCTGAGGATCCTCGGAAACGCGATCTTTAATAACAACGCCGGTGAGCCGGCGATCGAGCTTCATGCGACATCGGGCGCTACGGGGATCATCGCGCACAACTACGGATCGGCTCCGGCTGGAGTTTTTTCTAGCAGGGCGGCTCTGGTTTATCCGGCCGCGGGATTCACCTGTATCGAGAACTACTTCCTCGATGTGAATGCGAACTCGGCGGTCGTTCAGCCGATCCCGGATGCGGCGTAGTCTGGTTTGCGGCTTGCTCATCGTTGCCCGGTTGCGGCGCGGGGGACCATACTCCACCCCGCGCCGCGACGGGCGGATGAGACGAGGATGGGCCTATGGCCACAACGCTTCTCGACCTGCGGAACCTGACCTACGACATCGCCGGGGACCGCCGTGCCCGAGACGGAAGCCCGACGATCGCTAGTACGACCGTCGCCAATCTGGCGGTCAACGAATCCATCAAGCATCACGTGTTCGACGCCGAGGGCATGAGCTACTACCCACTTTGGGCCGTGGCCGACATCCCCATCGCCAAGTCCGACTACCCCAGCCAACAGATCGACCTGACGGGATCGCCCACCGGCGGGACGTTCACGTCGACGTTGTTCGGGCGCACGACGGCGGCGATTGCCTACAACGCTGCGGCATCGGCGGTTCAAACCGCGCTGCGGGCGGTTCGCTTCGCCCAGGGTGTTCTTACCGTTACCGGAGCCACGCCGACCTGGACCGCCGTGTGGTCGGGAAGCACCCCGGCGGACCGATCCAAGATTCCCCTGATGACCGCCAGCGGCGCCGGCCTAACCGGCGGGACGAACCCCACGGCGACGATCACCGCCAGTGATTCCGGTTCGACCTACGACCGCGAGTACAGCCTGGATCAGTACCTTCAGGACTCGGCGTATCGTCCTAACTACCGTTCCAGAATAGACTTACGGATGGTAAGCGGAGACGACGAATTTCCGCTACTCGCCGTTCCGAACGCCGATTTTCGACTGAAGGATTCCCTGTCTGTGCTGCCGTTCGGGAGAAACTTCCCGTCGGAGTTCGTCTACGACTACAAGATCGGCGACACCGAGATCGGCGGCCATTACATCGGCGGGCCGAGCGGAACCGGCTTGTACTATCTACGCGGTGCGTTTTTAGGTTTTGCCGATGTACCCGGCAGCGACTACACCGTTCGCGCCCGATACGTCCCGACCGTAACGCCGCTAGCGTCGGACACGGACACCCTGGACGACGTTGGGCTGTCGTTCCTGAGCGACTTCGGCACCCTGATCGCATCCTACGCGGCCATGCGACTACGCTCGGACCGCAACGTCGGCAGCGCCGTCGGCAACCAGTACGCCCTGTGTCTTGAGGAGTTTCGCAATGCCGTCTGGCAGCGTATGACGCCGGTACTCTCCGGCGGCGCTTCCCGTTGGAGGGTGTAGCATCCCATGCCCCGCAGTCCGGCGCGAGTTCAGCGGTTCATCGGCCCGCTCGGCGGGCTGGTAACTCATGTCGATGCCCACGCCGTACCCATCACGTCCGCCCAGGATTGCGAGAACGTCGTCCTCATGGAACGGAGTATTCGCGCCCGCAACGGGCTTCGGCGGCTGGAGTCGGCGACGATCGCGGACTGCCGGATTGAAGGATTGTGGGGTGGCTTGACCGCCCCGGCGTCCGGGGCCGCGGCAGAGATCATCGTCATCAAGACGTCGGCCATGTCCGGCGATTACGTCAACGGGGCGCTCTACTTCTCGTTCGCCGTCTCCGGGGCCTACCAGGCACAGGCCGGAACGGCGATCACCATCAACGGGAACGTGCCGACGTTCGTTCAACACGGTCAGCGCGACGCCAACGCCGAGTCTCAGGTCTACATGCTGGACGGGTCTGCCCGGGCGCACCGCATTCCGCTCTCGACGGGCAAGGCGGCGTACCCCGTGGGTCTGACGGCCCCGACGATTTCGGCGAGCACGTTCATCACGAGCGGGCTGACTCATCCGACCTTTGGGGATAACGAATATCGGGTGACTTTGGTGAATCGTGCCAACCGCCCCGCGGACGACGAATCCGGCAGGCCCGGCCTGGAATCCAGCGCCAGCCCCATCAAGACGCAGAACGTAAGTGCCGCATCGGAGGCTCAACTGACCGTAAGCACCGTCGATCCGGCAATTGAACCTTGGACGCATATTCGCGTGTACCGCAAGGGGCCATCCCAGGCGCATCACCTATTCATCGGCGAGTGGGCTAGACCCATCAACCCTTCTGGACTCCAAGAAAGCGGAGATGGTTTGCTTCTTTGGCTTTCGGACACAAGCTACAAGCTCGACGAGGCCGGACCGTTCGAGGACGGCCCCGCCGGCGGCGAGTTCCTTGCCCAACCCAACGGCAACGACCCGTGGGACTTCGCCCCGACGCGCAACGGCGTGCCCGCGAACATGCGCTATCTCGCGTTCTGGGGGGCTAGGTCGTTCTGGGGCCGCCCCAATGAGCCGGGCGTGTTCTACTCCGATGTGTTCGACTCCCAGTCCGGCGGGCATTTCGAGGCGATTTCGGGAGAGAAACTGCCGATTCTCGACGCTCCGACGACGCTCTTGGCAGTCATGGGCGAAGGACTCATCATCGGCACGACGATCGGCCTCCACGCCATCCTCGGCACATTGGTCAGTCACGACAACAACTCGGCCGCCCAGGGCCTAAAACTGCCCGTCATCTCTCCCACGATTCGCCGCTTTCCAGGCGCTACCCCGCCCGTTGCCCAAGGGACCGGGAGCTACGTCATCGCCGCCGGAAACCTTTACTACATAAGTGCTTACGGTCTTGAGCGTTTTAACGGCCAGATCTCCGAAAATGTCTCGGACGGCATCGAAGGGCTGCTCGGAACCAGCAACAACCTGTCTGTGTTGCAAACGGCGACTCTGGCCCACGATTCGATCGAGCGGCGAATCTACATGCTCGTTCGCACGCCCGTAAGTGGCGGGAAATACACCGAGGACATTGCGGGGACGACGGGACAGCTCGAGTCCGTCATCTACGTTTACCACTACGCCCGCCCCAACCCGGAAACGGGACGCGGCGACTGGACGAAGATTGAACGGGTCGGCGTGTGTTCGGAATCGAGCGCCCACGATCAACGCTACTCGGCGATCGGGGTGCGGCAGACCGGGGCTGCCCGCCCGCTGCTCATGGTCGGCATGCGCATCTACGATGCCACCGATACCCGCTTCGACGACGCCCAGGTTTACACGGAATCGCTAACCGAAGCCCGCGACGAGAAGGCGATCGAAACGTCCCCGACAAACGTGACCGTTCCGTGGTCTTGGAAGTCGGGCAGTTGGGACTTTGGATACCCGGACATTCAAAAACAGGTACACCACGTCGTCGCCAAAACCAAAGCGATCACCGGGGGTACGGCCGAGAACTACACCGTCGCCGCCCATTTGGACGCAGACCCGACGCCCACCCAGGACGACTTTGCCGAAACCCTTGACCGCGCGGACCTGTCAGTTGGCGCGTTCGTCGACTCGATTGCCGTGGAGCTGTCCGGCGATTCTGGGGCGAACGGAACACCATCCGAAACGCTGGGGTTCACCGTGGAGGCCGAAGCTGCCGATGCCTATTGATCCCGTGGTCCTTGAATCCAGGATACAGAACCTTGAGCGGGTCACAGCTGCGTTCCTACGCCCAGGGTTCGCGTCCGTCATGGACTCTTTTGCTGTCGGCGGGACATACAAACAGGTTCACACCCGCACCAACACAGTTGATCCCCCAGTTTTTGGGTGGATTGACCAAGATGCCAGCGGTCCCGGACCAACCAATCCGGACACCCAATCCGTTCCGTTCATCACCAACATCACCGGCGGGAACGTCACGCTGGGATATGTCGCGGGCACCAGCCCAGCCAACAAGGTCGTGTCGTCGAGTTCATCCGATCAGGACGCGGTGACGGTCTTCATTGAGGTCGACGGCGGCTCCGACGGGTGGCAGCCGACGGTGACCATCAATGCCGTCGCAGTGACGAACCTGACCCGCATGGGGTCCGATACCCGGCGGTTCAGTGGATCGGCGGCGATCACGATGGCGGCTTCCGGGTCGATCGAAGTGAATTGCGCCGACGGCGGCTTCTACACGATCGACCACGTTCGCGAGACCGGCCCGGCGATCTTGACGGCGACGTTCGGGGCCTATCCCGGCAGTCAGACCGCCGTGAAGTCTGGGGACACGATTCACATCACCGGCACGTGCGACGCCGACGCGACCACGATCTACGTGACCGACTTCGAGGCGTCGTCCGCCCTACAGGAATTCACGGGCATCACTGGCGGGGTCTTCGACATCACCGTGACCATCGGGTCACGTTCCGGGTCAGACCAGCATTGCCGCCTCTACGCCAAGGACTCCGGCGGGTTCCAGGGAGCGAATTTCGACACCACGAACACGATCATCCTCGATCAGACGACTCCGACGTTCGGCACCCTGAGCGTCACGTACCCCGCCGGCCCGCCGCAACAGGAAGCGATCAAGTCTGGCGAGGACGCTGCGGTCGCATGTACCGTGACCAACTGGGACGCCGGGACGATGAGCATTGTCTACAGCAGTCCGAACAGCCAAGTGACGATCGTGGATGACGAAATGTACGCGGCGTCGAAGACGGCGACCTATCTGGCGGGCAGCTACAACATCTCGACGACGAACTACCGGATGACGGTGACGTACGCGCCGACGGCAAAGGTTGCCACCAAAGACGGTGTGGTCTGGATCGCCAACAGCGCCGCGAACGTCAGCGTCAATTCGGGGAATCTATCGTCGTCCTCGTCGGGCAGCGTCTTGCCCCGGCTCGGAACAGATAACGGGACCGTCGGATATCGGGACCATTCGGTCTACTTGAACGGGGATCAACGCCTACTAGCTGCCGGCGGGGCTGTTTTGACAGCTTCTAAGGGAGCGTGGCAAGGGTCGTGGACGGCGACGGACACAAACACGTGGAGTCGCAGTCTTAGGATCGCTGATGCCGCCATTCTCGCGGGCGGACAGGCGGCCAACAACGGAACTTTCTCGGCCCTTTCGGTGAGGAATCTGGCCAACGTCGAGACGACGGCGATTCAGTACAACGCGAGCTACGCCATCGGCGGCTTCCAGACGCGGACGCTCAACATGGGTCCAATCACTGGGGGCGACCCCCCGTACACGCACACGGCGGATATCGGCGTTCCCGTCGTCAACACGACGAAATGCACCGTGGTCAATACGAGCAAAGGAGGCACTCCGGCGCAGACTTACGAGGGCAACGTAACCGAACACAACGATGCCGACTCGTCGTTGAACAACTTCTGGACCACGGTTGCGGCATTGGCGGGTGAAAGCTTCGACGACTACACGCGGTATTTCCACTGTTCGGACAAGAAGTTCTACGACTCAGTAACGGCCCCTGGCGGCTTTAACGTTACGATTGCGGAGAGCGCCTAATGCCCACCGCATTCGAGACTTTCGTTAACGACGAACTCCCGAACCGGTTGGCGTCCACCGAAGCTGCACCCACGGCGGGGAACTACCCGCGCTACACGGGTACGGCAAAACTCACGACCCAGCGTACCCCGACCCAGGTGCTCAGCGACATCGCCGCCGCAGCGGCATCGCATACCCACTCACACACCGTTCTGACGGACATCGGGACGAACACGCACGCGCAGATCGACATCCACATCGTCAACATGTCGAACCCACACGCGGTAACGGCGGCACAGGCCGGAGCGGCGACAGCAACCCATGCCGCCCAGCACACCAATGGGACCGACGACGTTCAGAGCGCTACAGCATCCGTGAAGGGCCTTATGACGGCGGCCTATGCTGCCAAACTCGACGGGATTGAGGCTTCTGCCGTTGCTTTGCCCGTGGTCGATACGACGGCGTTGGCGAAAGACCCGGCGGACGGCACGCGGAAAGCGCGGCTGGACGTTGGTGCGGTGGCGACGGCGACAACGCGCACGATCACCATGCCCAATCAAGACGTGGACCTGACGCCGAACACGGGGACTTTCCCGGCGGCGGCACACGCGGCCCGGCATACGAACGGCTCAGACGACGTTCAGGATGCAACAACGTCGGTCAAAGGTCTAATGACGGCGGCTCAAGCGACGACGCTGTCCACCGCAATTCTCGACGGGGACTACTCCGCAAATGGCCTACAGACGCGCACGGCGGCGGGGACCTACACGAGTCGCAGCGTGGCGGCGGGCACGGGGGGCGTTACCGTCAGCAACGGAGATGGTGTTGCGGGAAACCCGACGATTAACGTGCCGAAACGGACGTTTCCTTTTCACTGGCAGATCGAAGACCCGGTAGCGGGCGACCATAACTTGTATATCTCGTTTCGTTGCCCATTCGCTTGCACGATCAAAGAGATCGAGCATCAAGTCAGCGGCGGAACGTCAGTAATCTGGAATATCGGCTTGCGAACGACACCGTTCGGAACTACCTCCGCAACAAAAGTGATGACCGCGGATCAAGAAGCGACCACTGCTGCGGCGACGATTGCGGCAGGGTCAATCAACAACCCGAACTTCGCCGCCGGCGACGTTGCTGTATTGCAGATAGGCACGGTTACGGGAGCCGTAGATTGGCTTTTCGTTGGCGGCTATCTTGAGGAAACCTAATGGCAACCGCGACAAACTCAACCGAAGGCATCCTCGGGCTTGAAAGCCAAACGCTCGCGGACGAGGTGGGCAACTCCGTCGGCACGGTCGCGCTGGACAACGCCCTCGACGGGGCGGGGACCAAGTCGGCCAAAGTGTCATGCACCTCAAGTCTCAATAGTTACTTCATTGTCTTAGGGTTTGGGATTAACGGCGATAAAGTTCCGATCCTCGTTACCTCTACCGGGTTCGGCATGTCCTTCGCCTTCCACATGACTAACCTGCCATCTACAGGCGTCCGTGAAATTATGCGCTTGGAACATGCGGGGGTGTGGACCGGAGGGCTGGGAATCGACTTTAACGGCGCTCTTAGGTTTATATATCCAGGAGAATACGGCATTGCCGCCGTCAGTCCGTTGTCCGCGAACACGGTGTATCGCATTCGATTCTGGATGCCGTTCGGGACGAACGTCGATATGACCGTGTGGGTTGACGGAGTGGAATACACCGAAGCGACGGCCAATGACCCAACCGGAGTATCCTCGTGTTATCTCGGAAGAACTCAGCCGGCAACTCCAACTGACACTACGTCATTTGACATGACCTACGATTCAATTTGTTGGTCCCAGGGTTCTACCGCCCCGCCGGATTGCGACGTGACTATGCTCATGCCTTCGGGGGTGGGCAATTACACGGCCTGGTCGAACGACTACCAGAACATCGACGAACGCCCGCACGACGGGGAGACTACATTCGTCGGGGCGAGTTTCGTCAATCAGGTGGAAACCTCGGCCCTGCCCGACGATGACGCGGGCATTCAACAGAATATCTGGGCTGTTGCCACGTGGAACATGCACGCCCGTTTGATCGGCTTCAATCCTAAGATCGCCACTAGGCTGAGAAGCGGTAGCACAGACAATGATACGGGGGGCGTTGTTTCGACGGCGGTCTACTATCCGAACGGCAAAGTGTATTTTGTGGACCCGGCGGACGCGGCGGCCTGGACGGCGGCAAAGATCAATGCCTGCGAGGTGGGAAGTGTAGCGACTTACCTATTCAATCTTGGAACAGATTATCTGCATTGCACGCAGGTGGGTCTGAACGTGGCGAGTTACGGCGGGTTCCCCAGCGCGGGTAAGATCGTGACCACCGGCGGGGTGGTCGCAAAGTCGAAGGTGGTCTTGACGGGGTGATAACATGGCGGGCGTAGCGAATTGGGTATGGGCGGCGAGCGAGCTGATTGAGGCAGAGATGACGGCCCAGATGCGCATGACGGGCGGCAATCCAGTCGATGCCGTGGTGCGGGCCAACGTCATCGCCATAGGGCGATCATGGAAAGATCGGCGCGAAGTGCGCTGGGGACGTGTCGAGGGCGACGGTATCGGTGTGGACTGGCGCGACCTTCAGTCCCTTCGCGTTTTACGGGGCGTGCTCGCCGGGAACTACGGCGCGGCACGCACGGAGGCGTGGACGGCAGTAGTGAATCGGTGCATGGACGCCGCCGAGGCGATCGTGGCCGAACTGCCGTGGGAAGCGTAATGATGGACGCCGTGGACGGCGTTTTTGCAGATATCAAGGCGGAGCGATAGAATCCGCCGGTTGGACGAACAAACTTGTAAGGAGATGAAGAAATGACGATTTCGACTGGAAGTCTGGGACGAGAACGGGACGAACGGATACTCACGTTCCTTGGTGCGGCACAGGTAATGACCACGGGAACAACGGTGGTTTTCCCATTTTTCGCCGACCTTGCGGATTGGATTCTGCTGGCGGCGGGGTGGATCGTCGGGGTCGCCGGAACCGGGGCGGCATCCGCAGTCAGCAATGACATCGGAATCATATCGACGTTCACTTCTGGGGCGCCGACGGGGACGGCCGATACCGATTACTTTGTGGAGACGTGTGCTTTACCGGCTGGGGCCAGCCTGACGGTCGGGCAGAACGTTCCTGGTGTTTTGGCCAAGACGATCATTCCGCAGGGAGCCGTTTTGACCTCGACGACGACAACCTTAGCGAACGGCCCCACGGTGTACCCGTACATCACGGTTTGCGTCCCGAACCAGAAGTAGGAGGTGTCCGATGGCCAAGGGATACTCTTGGTGGGGCAACGCGGTCACGGTCATCAACAAGGCCGGACTCACCAACGACGCGGGGACGTTCCCGACCGGCAACGGATGGGGCGAACTCGTCATGCTCGCCCACGGGTTCACGGAGGTGCTGTTCGAGTTCGTGGTGACGTGCAGCGGCACGACCAACGCCCTCGACATCAATCTGTACCCGTCGCTCGCCAATGGGGCCGGCGCGCTGCTTCCTGACGCCGTTCTGGAAATCAACAATCTGGCGGCGGGCAAGCACACGAATCAGTACGCGGCGGTCGCAAGTGCCAAGCGCTACTTCTGGTTCGTGGATCAGCTTTTCGCCCCGTACTTCTACATGAAGGCCCTCAGTGCCGGGGCGACGGACACGTGGACCGTGGTGTGCACCGCCTATCGGATACGTGAATCGGAGAATCCAAGCGTCAAGGCGCCCGCACTGGTGAATTAGGAGTCGGTTCGATGCCGGGACTACTGAATCGTCCGGGACTCGTGCCGCCGAAGCTGTACGTTCCGCCGGTCAACCCGGAGACGTACAACAAGCCGATCGGCACGGTTCCGCGTCCGCCGCTGACTGGGCCGAAACCGACCGGTCCGGGCTATACCGCAGGGCAGGCCGGGACCTTCGGGACCACCACAACTCCGATCCCGTTTCCACCGGCGCCTGCGCCGGCCAGGTTCGCGCCGGAGAAGGTACAACGACCTGGTGCGACGACGACACCGCGCCCAACGACGGGGGTCGGCGCGCAGGCCCAGCCGGATTTCTCGTTCGAGCTTCCCGCCGGTTACGACTGGGCATCATTGCTCGGCAACTTGGGAGGCGGAACCATTCAGGGGAACCTTCTGACGTTCCCTGCCTCCGGCGCACCGATTTCCCGCACGGCAAACGCGATGATCGCGGCCCTACAAACCGGCATTCAAAACACACCGGAATTTGAAGACCTGATGCGCGCCGGGGGCATGTTGCCCGAACAGAGGGCAGATCGGCTGATCGACCTCATCAACGCGGGCCAACGCCGAACAGAGTTTATCGCCGCCGATCCGTCTCAGGCCGGCGTGTATGGCCAAATGCCCCTAGACCTGTTCTCGCCGGGCGGGATTTTCGGCGGGGAACCGACGGACCTTCAGCGCGACTTATTCAATCAGTACGGCGCCGAGTTGGGCTACCTGAATGGCACAGAATGGGGACAGCTTCAGGCGTTCTACGAGCAGACCCAAGTGCCGGAAGGCGCCGAACCGGGCACGGATCCGCTGATCGACCCGGTGAGTTTTACTGGGATGGTGGGCGAGCTCGTGCAGAATGCCCGCTTCCGAAATGAACAGCAAGCGGGCCTTGCGGCGGGCGAACAAACGCTCCGCGGAAGCAGGGCGGCGATTCCTGTGCCGCAGCCGTCGACCGAGTTGATCGCCCGGCTCGAAGAGCAGATGCAGGGACTTTTCATCGACGACACGGACCTGCAAAACATGATCGAGGAGTCCGACCGTCTGATCCGGCGCACGTTCGGCGAGGAGCGCTTGCGGGAAGTGGCCGCCCTGTCCGGCACGGGATTTTCGTCGAGCGATTTCTCCCAGCAACTCGCCGAGCAGCGGCGGGCCCGATCGTTGGAGGCGTCGCTGGGGGCGCGCACGGAGCTTCGCGGTCTGCAAATCTCACAGAACCGGGAGACCTCGTTGCGGTTCAACTCGCTGCTGGCGCAAATCGGGAACGCGGATCAGGCGGCGGCGTTGACCTACGCGGGCATGGTGAATGACTTGGATAAGGCGATCGCCAACATCCAGATGGGCAATGCGTTCGTGCCCCAGGGGTTCGGCGACATGCTGGCCTACGTGCAGTCATTGAAGTCGGACCTCGAAACGTCGGAGTTTTGGCAATCGGCCCTGAACCCCGACCTGAACGATTGGATTCAGGACATCATCAGCGGCATCGTCACGGCTGGTACTCAGATTGTAGCCGGGCAAGCTTTGGGTTAGGTGCAACATGGCCAACGGATTCGCGAATGCCGCACAGATCATCGAAGCCCGATCGTCACAGCGCCGCGGGATAGCGGCCCAGATCATCGGCGGCCGACGCGACGCGATCGACCTGGCGATCATGCGGGCGTGGGAACGAGAGAAGCAAAAAGAGGCCGAATCGTCGGCGCGGACCAAGCGGCAACAGCAAAACACGTGGATAGCCGGTGCGGCCGCTGGCGGAGCGTTACTCGGTGGATTCGCACTGCCCGCACTGGCTCCGGCAGCGGCTGGTGGTGCAATCGCCGCCGGTGGGGCAACTGCGCTCGGTAGCTTCGGTACGGCTGTCGGAACGGCAGCCCCGGCGTTCAGTTTGGGAGGCGCCGCTCTCGGCGCCGGGTTAGGTTCCACCGTCGGCGGCGCGGTCGGAAGCGCCGTCACCGGAGAACCCGGCCCGAATCTCGCCACCGCGATCCCGCAGACGATCAGCGCGTTTCAGGACATCCAACAACAGCCGCTCCGCGACCGACTCCTGACGGCCCAGGCCGCCGGCGTCGAGCAACAGACGGCCCAGGGGGTACTCGCGGCGCCCGGCATAAACCGACTGCATGAGGCTCAAGCGGCGAACCAAGAACTTGAGAATCAGGGGTACATTAAGGCTCGCGATTTCAATCCCCAGGTTTGGAGCACCGAAGACACACAGGGGCGTCCGATGACCCCAATCGCAGCCAGCTTGGAGTCGGCACGCAATCCGGGACGGGAGTAGAGACCATGAGCGACGCGCCCGAAACAGTCCTCGACGAAATGCCCGCGGAAGACATGAGGCCGTCAGAGGAAGAAGAATGGTCTATGTCTGCCGAAGAGGCGGTGAAGATTCTCGAAGAGCGCCCGCTAAGCGGAACAGAATGGCTCCAGTCCGTTGGTGTTGGACCGGACACCATCATTCACGAGCCCACAATGAGGCAACGCTATATCCAGTACGTGGCCCCGTTCGTTCACGCCCAGCAGCGGGCGAAGCTCAGTGTAGCTGTCGATCGGATCAAGAAAGAGACGGGCGACTTGGCGGGCATGACCCCGGACGAGAAATGGGCGGCCAAGGTCTTCAAAAACGGCGGCGAAATTGCGGGGATGCTCCAGAAAGTAGGAGTTAATGGCGACCAAGAACTGATAGAAACACTACTGGCAGCGCAACGCCAGATGGTACCGGACTTCAAGTTGGCACTCATGGTTCGGAGCGGCAAGACTCTCAAGCAACTGGCGAAGGAGCGGGCAGGGCAGGCAGCACGAAACCGGGCAGGCACGTGGGAAGCCCTGCCGGGAGGGCAGAGAGCATTCAGAAATCTTGGGACCGAACAAGTTATCGCCCATGACCCGATGACGAGTGGCTGGGATCAGGTTTCACCGGCACAAACAACCGGAGCCACGGGACAACAACCTCAGCGACAACTTGCGTCGCCCGCTGCGACCAACTGGTTGGGACAACAACGACCACAAGCGGCGGCAGTGCCGCTTACCCAGCCGATGACCCCGCCGCCGACACAGCAGGCACAACCGGCCCAGGGTGGGGCCGATCAATACGTGAATCCACAGACGGGCGAGGTAATCGAGTTCAATCCGGCCACCGGCCAATGGGAACCCGTCAGACAGAACTAGAGCGGGCGGAACAGAAACATGGCTATCGCGGAACCTATCATCCCGCCGCCCCCGCCGGGATTCGTTCCCCTACGTAAGAACCCATCCGGCAATCGACCGCCCCCGCCTCCGGGCTTTATCCCGATGGATAGTCGGCGATCCCCGCCGCCGGGGTTCGTTCCGGTAAACGGTTCACGGTCCACCCCGCGCACCTCGACGGCCGGGGAATTGCCGCCCGACGTCACGTTCGGCAACTGGCAGCCGTCGCCCGAACAGCAACGCCAGACCGCCACGGGCCAAGTCCTGCGCCCCGAATTCCAGGTCGATCCGAGCACGTTCACCGAGACCGGCCAGCAACTCGACGAGCAATTCCGCTTCGACCCGAAGACCGACAAGGACATCCGGGCCGCCTTGCAGTACATGATCGACCACGAGCCGGGCACGAAGTTCGAGAAGGCGGCGAACACGGTCATTCAATCGGCGGCTGACGGGCTGTTGGGCGTCACGGCCCGCCCGGTGGCGCGCTTGTTCAAGGCCGCGGCGCTTCAAAATCCAAAACTCTACGATTCGGAAATGATGCGCGACTGGATCAACCTACTCGCCGACGATTTGGATGTTGTAGAGCCGTCGGGACTTTCGGATGCACAACGTCGGGTACTCGGCGGGGTCCGCGGGGCGGCGAAGATCGGCGGCATGGCCGCCGGGCTGTTCGGTCCGCTGTCGATCTTATCGCCCCCCGCGCTTCTGGGCCGGGTCGGAGCTGCCGCCGGCGGGGCCGTCGCCGGGACCGCCGGGCGTTTCGTCGGGATGGGTGCCGGATTCACCGCGGGCGAAGCGGTCCCGGAAGCGTTGGCCGGCGGGAAACTCGGCCAGGCCGGGAAGGCCGGGAGTGCCGTCGGCGCCGCGGCGCGCTCCCCGGTGGACTTCGCGCTCGAGGTCGTCAAGGCACCGATCACCGTCGGCAAGCTCCTGACCCAATGGTCGGAACTTACCCCGGACGAGATTCGCGAGAGCGTCGAATCGCTGGGCACTCCGGCACTCGCCGGGTTCGGGGCGTTCGTTTCGCGGTTCCGAGCTAAGCAATTCGGAAAATCGCTCGAAATCAAGCCCATCCCGCGTGAAGCCTACGCGAAGCTCTCGGCGGAAAAATACTACTGGCGGCTCATCAATGGCGGTCCGGCGGACGTGAACGCCCTGCGGACCTACCTGCGGGATGCCCCGCCGAAGCAGCAGGCCGCATTGCGGGACATGATTGCGACAGCGGCGATCGAGGGGAGCTCCGCCGTCCGGGACGCCATCACCCGCGGACTGATCGGCGTTCGCGAGGGGCGGGTAATGATCGGGGAACCGCCGGCGAGGCCGGGAGCCGAAGTTCGTCAACCCGCTCGCGGCGTAAGGGTAAGTGTTGCCCCAGGAGCCGCAGAGCCGACCAAACCAACGGGCGTCGAGGGCCTACTTGGAGCGCTTGACCGTGCGATCAGCCCGAAGCGAATCGCTGAAGTCGAGGTACTCGCTCGCGATGCCAAGCTAACGCCAGAGGAGCGCTACGTCGTCGAGGGCGAGATTCGGACGGCGCGCGAAGCATTCGGGCTAGAACCGGAGGCTGCCAAGCCAGCACAGCCGCAAATGCTCGGCTTCCCGGAACCGTTGGGACCACCTACATCGGCCCGAACCCCGGAACAGGCCCCGGCCACTACGGCGAAACTTGCCCCGCGCGTCGAGAAGCTGATCCGCTATATGTCCAGCCTGCCAGCCAAGGATGTTTCACTTGGCGATCGTAAGTCGCTATTTGGGGCCGTCCGAGAAAACCCACAGGGAGCCGCCGAGCGCGCCGAGTTTTGGGCGGCGGATGAGTCGGCTACCCCGGCGGCGCGCAGAGGCGCGTTCCGTATAGCAAAGATGATCCGCAAGGAGTTCGGCCTACCGGAAACGGTGGCCGCACCACCGGAGGCTGCATCCAAGAAACTCGCCCCGCCCCGCCAGAAGCCCGCTCCAATTGCGCCCGTGACCGCTGGCGAACGCGCCGGCGCGCCCAAGGCTTCCGAGACTACCAGAGTACCCGTGAGCCAGGTTGAGGCCCTGAGGGCACGTGCTGCTGCTGGGCAGACGGAATTAAAGCCACAAGCCACCAAGGAAGTTTCACGTGAAACGCCAGTGTCCGATAAAATGCTGGCGGAGTCGCCAGGATTCATCCCACCGGAGCCGTCTCCGGAGGCCCTTGGGTTCATGGCGGGGCCGCGGATTCGACCGCCAAAGCCAAAGGTCGGTGGCAAGCCGGTCGCGCCGCCGCGTGACGTTGGCGTAGCTCCGGGCCAGTCGGTTTGGAATGCGGCCAAGGACGTTGGCGGGCGGCTACTGGGCGGAATCAAGGAATCGCGGAAGCTGGGGGCGCGGATCGAACGGGCCACGTCCAAGTTCCTCGGCCGCAAGGGAATCGGCGAACTCGACACTGCGACCATGATGCGGTGGTTCAAGAAACTCAAAGAGGGAACCGAATCCCCGCGAGAACTCTACAACATCCACCAGGCCGTCGTCGGACGATTCCCGATGGAGGAACTACCGCAGGGCGTGCGTTTGTGGGCCGAGCGCGCCCGCATCATGATGGACGACGCCAGCCGGGTGTACGCCGCCGAACTTCGGTATGCTTTCGGGGCGGAATCCGAGGCCACCCAGGGCGTCGAACGCCGCATCGGGACCTACCTACAAGAGGTGAAGGTCCCCGAACGGCCCCTCAAGCAACTTCAACGCTGGGCCACCAAGCAGATCAAGGCGGACCCGAAGCGTCTCAAGCTACGCCGCGGAACGGAAGGCGAACCCGGCGCGTGGCAGGTGCGGATCAAACGAACGCCGTATCGGTTCGACACCAAAGCCGAGGCGCGGGCGTTTATGAAGGAACTTATCTACCAGAAAAAAGACACCCTCATCAAGAAGCAGGCCAAAGAGAAGGGCGTCACCCCTGACGACATCAAGAACGCCGCCCTCCGCTATCCGCCGCGACTCAAGAGGCCCTTGACCGAGGCCGAGCGAATCGAGCAGCGATTCTCCCGCGACCCGCGTTTCGTGCTGGGCAAGAGCTACCTGGACACGGTCCACAACGCCGCCGTCCTACGCATGGCCCGCGAACTAGGACGCACGTACATCCGCGAAATCCCCGCCGACGTGAAGGCCGGGGGAGAATCGGCCATTGCCGAGTGGGCAAAAACCAACGGCCTCGAGCGCATTACCGGCAGGCCCGATAAAATCGGCGTGCTCTCAGAAAAGTACGTTCCGAAGCGGCTGGCCCGTAACATCAACTCGATGTACCTGCCCAAAACCGTCATTGGGGCCATCTGGCGGAACTACATCAGCGTGTGGAAGTTCTCCAAAGTCGTCGCCAACCCGGCCACGTGGATGACGAACATCTTGGGCAATGTCATGTTCGCACATTTCGCCGGCATATTACCACCCCCTTTTGCCCCCTGGAACTCGAAATACTACATCCGGGCGGCTCAGGATATTCTCAACAAGGGGCCCGCCTACCGAGCACTTCTGCGCCGTCACGAAATCGGCGGGGAGTTCTACGGCCAAGAGATCAAGGCCAACATCATCGACCCGGTGCTGCGCGGCGAGTCGTTCGACACGGTTCTATTCAAGCGTGTCGGCGGCGGGGCACGGGCGATGGGCCGATCCTACAATGCCATCGACCAGGTGTTCAAGGTGGCGGCCTACTTGAAGTACATCGACAAGGGCATGAAGCCGCTCAAGGCCCTCCGCGAAGTGGCTTTCTGGTTTCCGAACTACTCGAAGATCACGCGCTTCACGAAGGCCGTCGGGCAGACCCCGCTTGGCGGGCCGTTCTTGGCGTTCACCGATCAGGCCATCCAGATTCAGATGCGGGCGATGACCCGACCCGGCAGCGCGGCGAAGCTGCTTGGCTGGTGGGCGTTGCCGGGCGTTTTGACCCAGTTCTCTCGGTGGGCGACCGGGATGGGCGACGACGAATACGAGATGGCGAACCGGAAACGGGGCTACTTCGAGCCGCTGTTGCCGTGGCGAGACGCCGACGGGTCGTTGCCGACGTTGGGACTCGGCTACATCATCCCGCTTGGGAGCGAGGCGTCGCGAATCGGAGAATTGCTCGCAGGCGAGCACGGCGGCGGCATCAATCTGCCGTTCGCGCTAGCGAACCCCGTGGCCGGCGACATTTTGGAGGTCTTCTTCAACAAGGACTTGTTCACTGGGAAACCGCTTTCCAAGCCCACCGACAGTCTCGGAACCCGCGTCAAGAACGGTGTCTTCCATATTCTCAGGGGCGCGGCCCCGCTGCCCAACATCCTCATGGGCGGTCAGGAGCGGATTCGCCGAGCGTTCGGACCGGAGCCGAAGGAGTCCGTCGTCCGGGCCATCGGCGGCGCGCTGTTCGGAATCAACGTCCGCAAGCCCTACGTCGGATCCCGCGAGGCGTACGACTCGCTGGTCAAGCTCGCCGAGCAGAACCCGGAAGTCGCGAAAGTCATGCAGCAGATCGTCGGCGGGAATATTGGCGACATCCCGTACGGTCGGCTCATGCGTAACCTCGATGCGTTCGACCGATTCCAGGAGTTGCTGCAAGTCTACAACGAGGCGTGGCGGCAGGCCCACGACCCGCGAATTACGCCGCGATCGGTGTTGGAATCCGCGGTTCGCCGGGTTAAGGCCCCACGGGCGCCGTTCGTCGATGCGTTCTGGGATGCCGTCGACGCGGGCAATGAGTCCGCCATGCAAAAGAACGCCGACGAATTGCGTAGCGCTGGTTATCGGACTTCAGACCTCATCCGGTCGGCACAAAACCGCGGTCATCAGCGAGACATCCCGCGACTGCGGAAATTTTTCGACAAGCCGCAAAATAAACCATAGGATTTCCCTTGCATTTCATTTCCCGTGGTGTATAGTGCTTGTGTGCGCGAACCAAAACGAAGAAATACGTTCTTGTACGTAAGGCCCGACGACAAAGAGAAGATGATGCGGGTCGCCGAGGCCAATGATCGGTCGATCGCCGCTCAGTTCGCGATTATGCTTCGCGAATACACCATGCGGAACGGCAATGGCGAAGACGGCAAAAACCGATCCAAGGCCAAGGCGAACGCCGTGGACGATACCTAAGTCTCTGTTCCATCCTCGCCGCGGCGATCGTGGCGCCGCGGCTGCCCTTAGATTCTACTCCGGGAGACCGGGGAGCCAGGCCGGCGCGGCGGTTGCGCCATCGCTGCGCCGGTCAATTTTCTCGCTGCGGTTCCGGGCGGCGTTCCGCCGCGAACGAGAGACGCCGTCCGGGCCGCACTTTGTGAGGTAAACGACTGTGGCCAAACTGAAGACTCCACCCCGTGACCACACGGGGATTCTACTGAAGCTCACCGCCGACTGCCGCGCTAAGTTCTGGCCGTTCGGTGTTCCGGGTGAGGATCGCTGGGGCGGCGGCGAGTCACCGAAGGAAACCAAGCCGCGACTCGACCGGCACTGTAAGTCGAACTCGGTGGCCTGCGGGCGGTCAGCGAACGCGCCCGAATCATGGATAGGTGACTAATGGGCAACCTTCACGGAATCGAACTACCCGCGTGCGACGTGATCCAGTGCCGCGACCGAGAGGACTGGCTGGACAAACACGGCAGGGTAATGACCACATCCGATGCGATGGCAGCGCTCGGAGAGGACGACTACAAGTCCTACTTTTCCCTCTACTTCGAAAAGACCGATGGCGCCGCCGACGTCGACAACCTGCCCATGAAGCTGGGCCGCTACCTCGAACCGTTCATGGCCGACGAGTACGTGCTCGCGACGCAACGCACCGTCCGGTTGACGCCCTACACGCTTTGCGTGTCGCGAGAACACCCTTGGTTGGCCTGCACGCCGGACGCCCTAGCGCTACCCGCCGACGATCCCCGGCAGTGCGAGTTCAAGACCACGAGCGCCTATGCCGCAGACGCGTGGAAGAACGGCGGCGCTCCGCTTCGGGCGCAGGTGCAACTCATTCTCGGTCTGGCGATTACCGGATTGCGGTTCGGCGACCTGTTTGCCCTAATCGGCAACCGCTCGCTGGAGCTGCGACCCATCGAC